AGAGCAACGACTAGATTGTCCTTACCCTCAAACCATGACTTAACAAGATCTCTTGATGGTCTTTGTTGTTTGTATTGCTCCCAACCCTTAAGAAAAGGTGGTGGCTTTTTATTAGATCTTTGTAAAGGAACAACATTATAACCCTCGTCATAGTAAGCAAGTGCTTGCTCTAAGGATGTGTCGTCCTCAGTAATATTAAGCTGAAACACACTAATCTTCTGTTTCTATGATTTCAGATATAGGCCCGTAAATAGACTCGTAATCTAATCTCCCATCAGTTGCTCGAATGATTTTTTTTGCTTGATTGACAGTTGGATTTCTATAACCATATCTCCATGACTTAATGGCGGCCTCTGAGCAACCAAATTGTTTTGCAGATTCTCTTTGACCCAAAAACTCTATGTATTCTCTAAGAGTGTATCTTTTGACTTTTCTTGTAACATGATTTGGTTTAATTCCCATAGTCTCTAATTCCTTAAGTTTTTCTGTTGCTAAACTCTTTGTACGAAAAAAGAAATTTGCTTGCCAAGTAATATTTTCTTGCTTGATATTGTCCATTTGCTTCTCCTGTCATCATATTGTAAAAAAATAAATTTTACACATGGTAACGATTTGATGTATAATCGTCAAGTAAATTTTATTAGGAGAAACTATGGAACTATCAAAAAGAATCGTATCTCCGCAAAAGCTAGTACAAAATCAAGGTGCTAAAATCTTGGTATATGGTATGGCTGGTGCGGGTAAAACTACCCTAGCAAAAACATGTCCTGGACGAGTGCTTGTCATTAGTGCAGAAGCTGGCTTACTTGCAATTAAAGATGCCAACAATGTTGATGCTATTGAAGTAAAAGAAGCGTCAGAAGTTATGCAACTGCATGATGCTTTGAAGTCTGGCGAACTAAAGTATGACACAGTTTGCTTAGACTCAGTATCTGAAATAAGTGAGATCTTATTGAATTGGGAAAAGTCTAGAAGCAAAGATCCTAGAATGGCATATGGTAATGTCCAAGATTCAGTAGGTAATCTTATGCGTGCATTTAGAGACTTACATATGCACGTTTTATTTCTATGTAAAGAAGCCGTCATAAATGATGATGGTGTATTGAAACATGCACCGAAAATGGTCGGTCAACAGCTTGGTGAAACTGTCACCTATTTCTTTGATGAAGTGCTTGCATTACGCATCATAGAGGATCAAGACGAGGATGGCAGAAACACAAGAAACAGATGGTTGCAGACCGTCTATGGTCAGGGATACAAAGCAAAAGACAGAAGCGGTAAGCTGGATGATTTTGAAAGACCTGATATAAGTGCCTTAATCGAAAAGTTAGGGTTTTCATTAACAAATATCACGAAGGGGGAATCTAATGAGTGATTTTAGTGATGTCGAATTTTTCGACAATTTAGAAGAGCAGTCCACTGGCACACCAGTCGCACCAGAGGGCGAATATAATGCAAAGATTATTGCGACTGATAAATACAAATCTGCAGCAGGAAACTGGACATTAAAAGTCACATTTCAAATTGCTGGGGGTAAGTATCGTGACCATAACGAATGGTATAACCTATGGGCTACTAACGAAGATAACAAGCGTATAAGCACTGAGATTTTTACTAGGCTAACTAAAGCTGTTGGGTATAAAAAATATCCAGAGAATCACAGTGACTTTGTTGGCAAAGGCCTAAGGTTATCGCTTAGTAATGTTGATGACACCTTTACTAATAATGAAGGAAAAGAGATTACTGCTAAGAAAACAAAGATCAAGTTGTATCTACGTAGTGAAGACTCAGATATGACTCCTCCGAGGGAGAATATCCCTACTATGTGATAAAAGGGGCGCAAGCCCCTTTTTTTTTACTTATCGCTATCTGTGATGGCTATATAAGCCAAAGGTAAGACAATACTTAGAGCAAGTATTATTAGAATGATTTTAAATGAAGTTATCACAAGTACACCACTAAATGATTTCTGCATGATGGTTATTGATTAATTTCTTTATGATCTCTCCTGTGGTCACTCTCCTACCTACTTGTTTGGAGTAATATGTTCTTAAATAATTAAGATTTTGGCTAGTGGTAGGGTCAACCCTAAACTGCACTCCTTTTGTGTTTTTCTTCTTTACTTCAAAACTAAGTTTCATTTGCATCCTCCCTATAAAAATTGCCAGTATTTAGTTCAACAACATTTGGACTGTTATAAATAGTTGCTGGGTTGCCCGCTAACATCTTGTTGTAATCATCCAAGTAACCACTGAGAAAGTTCCAACCAATCTCCATATCAGCGTGATTCATTTTAAATACTTTGTTTGCATACGGTAGTTTCTTTTCTTGTGCTACGAACACAAAGTCTGCAACTTTAAATCCAGCACGCTCAAAGCCACGCTTATACCATGCAGCTTGTAGATCATACGAGTAACGCCTTACCGAATTGGTAAACCCCCTTACCGAGCAATCACTCGTTGTTTTATAATCTACAAGCACAATGGCATCTTCCCCAAAATTGTTGTCAAACGCATTGCAAACAACATCGGCTCGTGTTTTACACAACAAACCTTGTTCATACCAATAAATTGATACTTCTTTTGGTGACTTAAAAACTTGTGGATAGTCTTCACCAGGACGCAAGTACGGCTTTGCTTCTTGCACTAAACTATTATTCATACTGTAAATAGTGTCTCTTTGTTCTTCAGTGATAACTGACAAACCTTTTGCAAGACTATCTTTCTTCAGTTGTTTGTTGGTATTGGTATAAGGCGATCCTGTGATTGTAACAACATCACTAAAAAATGCAGCCTCACCCTCAACAATCAATGAATGTGCAGCTGAGCCAAGTATCATTGCAGGTGTTTGTTCAACCACTTCCTCTAAAGCATGTAGCTGACTCTGACTAAATCTTCTTATATTTGATGAAGATATACCAGGCCCATTGTGATAAGTGTTGTTATCAAGGTTGGGAAAGTAAGCTACATCCCCTATGATTACATGCTCAAAATTTTCTAACATACTTGGTATCTTCATAATATGTCCTTGTCTTGTTGCAATTCTTTTATTGCTTGTTGTAATTCCTTAACAGCGACACCGATCTGCCAGATTAGATAATTAACTTTATCACGATCTATTTGTTTTTCAGCGTCTTGTTTAGACTTTGGAGGTGCATAACTTATTATGCCCTCTATAATTTCAGATATATCTGTTTTTGGTTTACTCATACGTTTCTCCTATAAATGTTTTTGTATATTAACCTATCTTGTGTATAATGTCTACATATAGTAAAACATATTTTTTATAAAAGTAGAAAGAGGAGTATAACAAGTGAGTAAATTAAAAAACCTAAGGTTAGATAAAAGAGACGCTTTTGATTGTGCCAACAATGATATCATCATGGGCGAATCTCAAGATCTAGTACAAGCATATATCAAACATCACAAAAAGATTATTGGCACTGTCCCTGCTGAGCCAGAAGCAGAGGTAAAAAACTTTAGATATGAGGATGTGGTGCAAGATGAACCACCTTTTTATAACTATGATAGTTGGGGCAGGCCAATTGAGTAAAATCTTAAAACTGTGAAAGTACTTAGTTTATTTGATGGTATGAGTTGCGGCCAGATCGCACTGGATCAACTAGGCATACCAGTTGAGAAATACTACGCAAGTGAGATTGATAAATATGCTATAAAGGTTACACAGGCTAACTATCCAAATACAATTCAAGTTGGAGATATTTGTGATCTTAAATCCAAAGATTTTAAAGATGTAGACTTAATACAAGCTGGTTCGCCATGTCAGGGATTTAGTTTTGCAGGTAAACAGCTTGCTTTTGATGATCCAAGATCTGCATTGTTTTTTGAGTTCATTCGTTTACTCAAAGCCATAAAGCCAAAGTACTTTTTACTAGAAAATGTAAGAATGAAAAAAGAGTTTTTGGAAATAATTACAGAACAAGTTTCACAATGTTATGCACCAGAAGATGTTGATAATCAATTTTTAAATGTTTTGGGAGAGGTGCGGTTTGAACCTATCTTTATAAATAGTTCGCTGCTAAGCGCTCAGTCTAGGCAGAGATACTATTGGACAAATATACCTGGTATTAGGCAACCAGAGGATAGAGGTATAGTGTTGAGGGATATATTGGAAACAGAACCAAAAAAATACATTTCCGCAGAATCAGTTAAAAAGTATGTTGAAGATGTAAACGCAGATTTTAATGATCCTTACAATAAAAAGACTGTAAAAGGAAATAAATCAACTACATTAAGAACAAATAGTAGCAATGGCAACATGTGGGTTAATGAGAAAGCAATTAGACAAACTAAACCAATTAAAGTAGGCATGAATGTAGAAGAAGTAAAAGTTAGGAAGCATGAGGTTGATATTGTGTTGTTACAACAAGCTCTTCGTGCTTATAAGAAAAATAGTAAAAAAACTAATAAACAAATTGCAGATGAAACAAATATGCCAATCACTAAAGTAGAGCATTGGTTCAGGACTGATAGTAGTTTTGCTATACCTAGTGAGGATATATGGTTTAAGCTAAAAAAAGTTCTTGGGTTTACATCAAGCGTGTTTGATAAACAGATCATGGAGTTTGAATATAGAGACGGTGTATTTGAAAGCACACAAAGGGTTTATAGCGATCAAGGTAAATCACCTACACTTACTGCATCAAACAAAGAGCAAATGATAGAAACTAAGCCTAAGCGAGTTGGCACAACAATAGGCATTAAAGGACATGACATACTTAAACGAGTTTATAGTCAAGATGGTAAATCTCCAACAATAACTGCTCATGCCGCACAAGGAAGTGCGCCAAAAATTGAAACTAAGCCAAAAAAAGCATACGACATACCCAGAGAGATACTTAAAGACAACGAAAGGCAGCGTAGAGTTTATGATCCCAGTGGTAAATCACCAACAGTTTTAGCAAGATCTGATAGTCCAAAGATAACTACACCTAAACAAGTTGGTGTTGCAGTAGATATTAAAGGACACGATCAGATTAAACGA